TCGTGGAGAGAGAGAGCCTGATCGCACCCCCTATACCCTTTCGGAGTGCTGAGCTCCCTCTGTGGTCTCATTCATGTATCGAGTAAGAGCGCCTATGCGTAAGCATAATAGGCGCTACTACGAGCGCTATTAAAATACATTAAGTACATGATACATTACATAATCGTTTTGGGCCGAGTGCCGGAAAAGCTTGTATCTGTGCGCTTTCTGAGCCCTCTCGAGCGCTTTGCTGATGGAGTGTTTCCTGGGTGGGCTGATGGAGTGTTTTCTGGGTGGGTGATGGAGTGTTTTCTGGGTGGGTGATGGAGTGTTTTCTGGGTGGTCAAAGTTTACCCTTTCGCAGCTCCCACCGGCATAAAAGACACTTCTACAGCGTAGAACGTATTACCGGCGCTACTGTCTTTCTTGTAACGATAGTCGGTTATGAGTTGGTCTTTGCCTGGCTCTTTCCAGCGCTTCATACATTTGTCGATTTTACTCTTTATGAGCTTTCTCTTATCTGCGTTAGGATCGTCGAGCCCGATTTTTGAGTATACCCAGTCGAAGCGTATACTTCTTTGATTGTCTGGTAGTTCTCGGCGGCTGTTATATTTCCTTTCAAACTTATTTCTCATCTCGATCAGACGACGATACAGGCACATCTTAATAGCTCGGCTCTCTTTGCCGTTATAGAGTCCCTTTACATCAAGAAGAGTTACGTCCCTGGTATCTATTTCATTACGATTGAAACGAGCCCACTCTAAGAGAGGCGGCATAAAAGCCTCGTCTCTAGGGACGATAATAACGTCTTCTACGTACTTCCCATTAAGATAAGCCTCGCCTCTTTGATAGGTTACAATTTGCCTATGCAAGTTAAGGGCCCTAGTATTGCCGTCTTTATCGGTCTCCGAATAGACTATATCAATTTCACCTCGAAACTTAAGAAGCGCCTCATCTATGGCTCTGTTTACATCTTCTGGTAACTCAAGATAGCCCTGGATTTTCCCGGTCATTACTCTATAGAGCATCAGCTTTGTAAAAGCATAGATACCGGCCTCTAAGTGACTTATGATAGCGTCGTGTACGTCGTAGTCGTCTTCTGTCAGATTTGGCAGATTTTTAAAGATACCGCTCTGTATAGCTTTGTCATATCCTATAGCACAACGAGCCGTTACGCTCCTTTTGCTACAGCGAGACTCTAGTGGAACGTCCCAGAGAGCGTTACTCTTAGCGTCAACCGGCCTTGTGAGCTTATTGCCAAAAACAGACTTACTTACTCGATCTACTGTTGTTATGTAGTTTTTCGGCGTACTGGCGATATAATACCTTTTCTTTTCTATCTCGCTCTCAGAGTCCTTTACTGCTGGAATAAGGTAATAAATCGTATAGCTGCAAGGTATAACGATCTCTTTGCCGTTCTCTACGCCGGCCCTCTGTCCGCTGTCTGTTCCCTGTATCCCTCTTGTTATTCCATAAGATACAGAATATTTGGGATTATAAGAGAGCATCTGCGTCGGCAGCTCCTTTATCCTGGCGTCGATAAATGTCTCGATTTCGAGCCGTTTATCTGCGTCGAGCGTCTGCATAGGTTTGAAAAATAGATCTTCGAGCATAGCTTTTATACAACTAGCCGGTTCAAAGCGGCCGTCTTTCTTTTCTTTGTAAATAAAATCAGTCTGTAAAAAGACGACTACTTGTTTCTTGAGCTCTTTTACGGTCTCTTCCTGGCTCTTCGTGATCTTCTTTAAGAGCTTGTCGTCGGCGTCCTGGAGCGCCTGGGCCCTGGCGTCATTCTTACCGAATCTTTCGAAGCTGAGAGCTTGTGCTTCATTATAGGCTTTTCGCCATTCGTCCGAGCCGGTCTTTAGCCATTCCTCAAAGACTTTTAGCTTATCCTCGTCTTTTACGCCGAAAAAAGCCGGCTCTGGAGCTTCTGGCCTGAGTGATCGAGCTCGCTCTCGAGCTTCTTCGAGACGCCGCTCTGATTCTTCGATTCTCTTCTCGATTGCGTCGAGCTCTCTTTTAGTGAGTTTTACTATCATTCTTCGTTTACCTTTTTCGGCCTCTCGCCGGTTATAAACTCGGTAAGGGTCTTTTCAGTGATATAGTAGGTTCTGCCGACTTTGTGCGCTCTGAGCTTGCCAGAACGTATATACAGTCGCACCGTAGAGAGCGCCCTGTTGAGCATTTCGGCTGCTTCTTCTGCTGTATAGGCTACAGTATTCTCGAGCTTTATCATCAGCTTATCCTCTCTTTCTTCTCGTCTTTTTCGGCTTCTCTGGATACTCCATAAGATCGCCGTCGTCGATCTGATCGAGATAAGCGCCGAGTATCTGATCGAGCGCCTCTTTCTGTTCGAGCCGGTTCGTAAAAGCGTAGTCTCTGAGCTTCTTAAGATACTCTTTGCGTATCTTGAAGCTCGCCGTCGTAAAGTCGTCTACGTCGCTTTGTGCAGCTCTTATGATCGCTATATCATTTTCCGTAAGTACCGGCTCTTCCTGTATCGGCGGCGTGTTCAGTAACGGGTTCTTTCCAAGTGCTTTACTCATTGTCTCTCTTTTCCTCTCTTTTCTCTGTGGTTTCATATCCTAGAAGCTCGGCGGCGAGCTCTTGATATTGTTTTGAGCCGTTGCTTCTTCGGCTGTACTCTATAATATCTTTTCCATGCCCAGGAGCTTCTCCCAGTTTATTATTCTGGCTTATCCTGGTCTTAAAGACTTTATCGCCGAAAGCCTGCTCGAGTGCCTCGAGTACATCTTTGTCGAGATTTTGGTTTGCATGGAAGAAAGTAAGAAGTAAGCCGGTTATCTCGAGCTCTGGGTTAAAGCGAGCTTTTACGAGCTCTACCGTATCTCTGATCTGAGCTACTCCTTTAAGCGGCAAATACTGAGCCTGTACAGGTATGATTACTTCTTTTGCAGCTGTAAGCGCCATCAAAGTAAAGATATTTAAGCTCGGCGGACAATCAATAAGAATAAAATCATAGCTCTTTTTGATCTTGCCGAGAGCGTCTCTCAGAAGATAATTACGGCGCTCTGCATTGATAAGCTCTATCTCGCCGGCGCTGAGCCGTATATCGGTCGTCAGTATGTCGTAAGAGGCTTTAGCGGCTTTTGTCTTTATAGCCTGGTTAATATCCTCGCCGTTGAGTACCTCGTAGGTCGTTAGATCGTCGTCGCCGAGATCGTCGAAGCCGGCGCTCTGCGATAAGTTTCCTTGTGGGTCAATGTCTACGAGTAGACACTTGAAACCACAGAGGGAGAGTGCAGCTCCCAGGTTTATGCAGCTCGTCGTCTTTCCGACGCCGCCTTTCTGGTTAAGAAAAGTAATAACTCTCACTCGACGCCCCCTTTACGATCTGACAATCTTAAAAAGCCGCTCTCTGTACCAGGTAGGGCTCTTTTTCATATACGCTATAAAATTCTCTGCATCTGTCCGATCTGCAAAAGCGGCGATAAAATGATAAGCCGGCGTTTTGCCGATCTTTGCAGTATCCTCAGCGCCGTATACCCAGAACGGAGCTACCGCCTCGAGCTTTTCGCCCTGGCCTTTCTCGTATTCTTTACTCATATCGTCTTACTCTCTTTCTGATATTACTGATATTGTATAATAATATCGCCATCTATTATAGTTTCTTTTCTAATGTCAGTCAATGTTTTAGCATCTTTTCAGTAATACGGAGAGAATAAAAAAAGAGAGCTGCCGCCCTGGTAGCTCTCCTGTGGTCTCATTCACTGAGGCTCGTAGCCATACGGCTTTATAGCGTCCTCTTTCGGCCCATATTTCAGATTTTTTACATATACGCAGAGCTCGCCGTTATAGTCGTCGGCGGTCTCTACTCGGCTTACCTCGTACCACTGATCTTTAGTCTCGTAGTACAGGTAGTCGTATTGCGCTATATCATTTCTGTTATTGAATACAAAGAGCCTGGTCTCGTCGTTCCAGAAAGCGTGAGCTGCATAGAGCTGCTCCTGTGTGAGCTGTGTTGCATAGCACCACAGAGAGACCGGCGCTACAGGCGTCCAGTATTCGGTATAAGACAGGCCGCTCGAAGTCTTACCGCCTTTATGCTTTTTGAAAATCTGAGCTTTCTTATCTTTCTTGAAGTATAAGTACGAGCTGCTTCTTTTTACGTATCCTCTGCTATCCATTTTTCTACCTCTACAATGTGTTTAAGTATTCCTGGTAATGGTCTGTAAGCCCTACGTAGGCGTCTAAGAGGCTCGCTAAGCCGTCTATACGGTACTTAGGCGACTGAGCTTTAATAGGCTGTATATTGCCGTTTACGTCGGTTTTTATGCCTGTATTCGTAATGCACCATTTAAGCAAGCTCGAATTATTATAATTGATCTTCTTAGACTGTAGATCGGCGCCGAGCTTCTGCATAGGCAGAGATAGCGTCTTTACTCCCTGGTAGCATTTGACCAGATTAAAGCCGTAGCTCTGCATTTCCTGTACCCAGTATGCAGCGCTGTAAGGGTCGTAGTATATCCAGGCCGGCGTTATGTCGTAGGTCTCTACCATTTCCAGATACCAGGCGGTAACGTCGCTATAGTTTATCTGATTACCCTCGCAAAGCCTGAGAAGACCGGCTTCGTACCATTTATCGTAAGGTATTTTCTCTTCTGATACTCTTTTCTCGAAGTGGTCTTTAGGCAGCCAATACATTTGTACGACGTACCGCTTTTCGTTCTTATCCATAAATAGGAGCGTAGCTGCTGTAAGGTCTCCTACATGAGAAAGGTCTACGCCGCCGATAGCGTAATAGCCTTTAAAATCTGCGATATTAAAGGTCTCTTCGTTGTTTATGTCGTCGAAAGTAAGCCACGCACTCGAGACGGTCGATATAACATTGAAGTCTTTTACCAGGACGCCGGTAAGGTCTTTAGGGCTCTGTTTTGCCCTGGCTACCTTTGCGATCAAGTCGTCGATCTTCTTTATATGGTTCAGACCAGGGTTAGCTTTTTCCCATGCCATAGGGTCGAGCCATTCTTCTTTATTATCGAGCTCGTAGAGTATCGGTAAAAAGTGATCGTCGGTTATTGTGCCGTCACAGACTCCGCAGGCGTATTTATACATATCGTCAAAAATACACTCTCTGACAGTACCGGCGGTCGTTATCATTACGAGAAGAGGCTGCCGTCTTGCGCTCTGGCTCTGCTTCATTACCTCGTAGGTATTCCGATCTTTGATGCTGTGCAGCTCGTCTATGATTACGAGAGAGCTGTTAAGGCCGTCGAGAGTATCGCTGTTACGTCCGAGAGGCTGCATCTTCGAGAAAGTAAGAGGAAAGTACAGATCGCTCTTTCTCTTCTTAGTGATCTCTAAGAGCTCTGGGCTCTGTCTTACCATGTTGCATACTTCTTCGTAGATTATGCGAGCCTGGTCTTTTTTCGACGCTACGCTATATACTTCTGCACCGGCTTCTTTATCTGCAATCAGACAATACAAAGCGAGCCCAGACAGGAGCGTACTTTTGCCGTTTTTCCGAGCTAAATAGAAGAGCGTTTCCCTATACCGGCGCTCTCCTGTGGTTTCGTGTATAAAGCCAAAAAGAGCCGATATAAACGCTTTCTGAAAGAGCTCGAGCTTTACCGGCTTACCGGCCCACTCGCCCTTAGAGTGCTTACAAAAGCGCTCTATAAACTGTATCGGTCGCTCGGCTCTCTTCTGATCGAAGACGTAGCCGCCGCTCGGCTCTCGTATATCCTGGCTCAGCTTCTCGTATTGCCGTCTTATACGCTTACCGACGATACACTTGCCAGAGCGTATAGCGTCGAGATACTCGTCTATATAATTCAATACTCTTTTAAGAAGTCGTAGACGGCGTTGCTCTTCTCTGACTCTGCGCTCTTTCCCATCAGATCGGCGAGCTGCCGGTACATAACGCTATAGCGCTGTACTGTCGTATTGTACGCTTTGAGCGCCGGCGACTCCCTTAAAAAGTCTTGTTTTCCCTGTTGAAAGTGCTCTACCTCGCCATACTCGGCGATCTGAGCTTTGAGCCTTTCGAGAGTCTTTTCCATGAAAGCGAGCTCTTTTACGAGCTTCTCTCCGATCGGCTTCTTATCCTCTGGCAGCTTCTTTAAGATACTGTCGAAGCTAGACTCTGTTTTTTTCTTCTCTTTCATTGTCGCCCACCTCACATGAGACCACAGGAGAGGCTCTTTTTGCGTACCAGTCTCTTACCAGATCGGCAAATTGCCTCTTATTCTTTCTTCTATCGTCGGCCTCGATACGGCGAAGACACTCTTCTTCTGTGGTATCAAGCTCGACGATCTCAGCTCTGAGACGAGAAGCTAAGTATTTACAATAATCTCGATCTGGATTACTTGTAATTATCCAGGCTCGCCCCCATGAGCCGAGCCGCCTTTCTACGTGATCGTAGACTGTATCTCTGATCGAGAGAGCTGCGTCGAGTACCGGCATATGGTCGAAGTAATAGGTCTCTGGCTCGCCGATCAGCGCCGAGCATATCATATCTAGATCAAAAACCAGATCGCCCTCTCGCTTATGCTCTCTGACATAAGTTGTTTTTCCGCTCGCCGGCGCTCCACATACAATGAAAACGACGCTCTCTTTTACAAGGTTTCCGTTTTCGTCGAAGTGGGTCTCTTCTGGCCCTCGCCGATAATAGCTCTTGCCGATATGCTCTTTATTGTGACACTCCATACAGAGCGCCTCTAAATTATCCATATTAAGCGCTATCTCTGGGTCGTTCACATTATCGGCATTTAACCATATCCTGTGATGGCAGATTTTAGCCGGCTTGCCGCAGCGCTCGCAAATATAATACTTTGAGCTCATGTATGCAGCCGAGACTTTACGCCACTCTTTCGACTTATAGAAAGCGCTATTACCGTACTTACTCGGCATCTTCTTTGTAGCCTCGAGCCCTTACCGTAAGAGCCTTTAAAAGAGCGTTTATGGTCCTGGTCAAGCTCTGGTCGTTTGCGTGATCTGCATAATACCATTGAGTAAGAAGAAAACCGCTTACTACCTTTACGATCGGCTCGTTGCCCTGGCGGCTTTCCTTTAAGCCGGTCGTCGTCTCGATATAAGATGGCAAAGCTGAAATCAGAGCGTTAATAAGATCGTCGTTACTGCCCTGGTCAACGTGTAAGACGTTACAAGCTTCTGCTAATGTCATTGTTATAACTCCTAATAAATAAAGGGCTCGAGAGCTTCTACGAGCGTCTCGGGCCCTCTACAGTAAATATAATATTATCCGCTAAGATAGTATTATTGTCGTTAAGCGGTCGCTTTGCTGAGCTTTACGAAAGCCTCTTCTACGATAGGCTTACAGTCGGCGATAGCCATAGCCCTGTAGTCGATCACGCCTTTCTTAAAAGAGCTCTCCCTGGAAGACTCGACTACAATACCCTCAGGCATATTGTAGCCCATGTATTTAGCGTAGTTGCCCAGGTAGACGGTATTATCGGCGATATTGTCGTCGATCACTACAGGGAAGCCGAGCACCTTGCCAACGGTATCATTCTGGAGATCAGCGATAAAGACGGGCCGCTTGTTCTGATCGCTCATAGTGTAGAACACGTTATAGAGCGTAGCGTTGTTCATAGCCATCTTAGCGCCGGCTGCATAGCCTCTCTTAAGAAGTGCTACGAAAGCAACGACGTCAGTATAGGCAAAGTCGGCATTTGCTGCGATCTGATGATGGTTCTTAGCGTTGCCGCCGCTCGCAGAAGTACGCCAGGTTACGCCGGCCTCGAGTCCTGTACCCTGTCCGCTACCAGAGCCGTTAACGATCGCATAGTCGAGAGTTTCCATGATGCAAGCGGTAAGCTCGTCTACGATATAACTCTCGAAAGCAGAGACGCTCATACGACGCACCTTTGCAGAGATCGAGAACACTTTCATAAGCTCGTAGCCGTCGAAAGTGATCGCCGCTACGGTCACGTTCTCGGAGTCTACCGCTGCCGCTTCTGTATGCCAAGCAGCCTTAGTGCTCGGAGTGCCTACAGGGATAGAGACTTTTGTAGGAATGTTAAAGGCTCTGCACTCGCCCAGGAGACCGCCCATAGTACGAGCTTTCTTGATCACTTCGTTAAGGGTCTGGGTAGGAAGTACGGCGGCGCTGTTGCTTGCCGTATTGTAAGCGTCATTACGACGCTCTGCGACGCTCATAGCAACGTCGAAAGCCCTCTGCTCGATCTCGCTGAGCTCTCTGCCGAGCATGGTCTTAAAGAAAGCGCTGCGATACTCTTCGGTCTCGATCACGGTCTCAGGGTCAAAGCTCTTCTTTTCAGGCTTTGTATCCATGCCCTCAAAGAAAGAAAGAGTCTTCTTTACAGAGCTGCGAGTCTCGGCCTCTTCCCTGGCCTCTTTAATACCTTTGAGCTCGATATTGAGAGCATCTACGTCGGCATCGGCGTTGCTGTCGATCTCTTTGCCGATCGCTTTCGCCCTGGTCTCCATCTCTTCGACGGTCTTTGTACGATAAAAATTAAAAGCTTCTGCTACTGTCTTAAAATTCATGGTTAGTCATTACCTCGCTTTGAGTATCTGATTTATAAGTATCCTGGCTTCATTCTTCCTCTTCATGAGACCACAGAGGAGAAGCCGAGAGTCTCTACTCTCTGCCGAGACGTAAGTAGACTCATAAGCCGGAAAAGCCGTAAGAGAACACTCATAGACTTTAGCTATCCGCTTAATTGTCCTGGTATTCGTCTTAGGGTCGTAGTGATCGCCGCCCTCTGGCACTGTGAAAGCGTAGCTCATTCCTCGGAGATCGCCACGCTTTACAGCTTCGAAAGCCTCTTTACCGGCTTCTGTACTAGGCAGAGAAGCCTCGAAAGTCATGCCGTCGTTGTCGAGTACCAGGCTCATGGTCTTAGGAGTACGAGCGAGCGGTATCTTGCTCGCATCATGTCCGACTAAGAGCCGTACGTCGCTCAGATCGGCGCCGTCGAGAGCTCCACGCTCTATGATTTCGATATAGCTGCCGCCAATATCGTTAATCGTTGTGGGAGCGTCGTATACTACCGGTCGCCCCCTTAAAATAAGAGCCTTGCCGGCTGTCTCCTGGCTATCGGCTCGTATTTCCGCTATTCTTACTTCTTTCATTTTTGAAAAGCCACCTCTCTTAGACTGTTACAGCTCGGCTCTTCTTCGCTCTGTAAGCGGCGGCGTTTAAGCTGTTCGCTTTCATAGGAGCTCTGAGCTTGTAGCTGTTTTTCTTATTCGTGAAAGAGTTTTTCTTCGGCTTACTCTTCTTCTTCATCGCCCAGGCCCTCTAAGACAGATACGGCGAGCTCGCCGCCCTCTACCGAGATCACATAATTGCGAATAGTGCCAGACAGAGAGCGAGCTGTAATATGCAGCGTCTCGCCGTCCTGGATCACGCCGGTTATAGTTGCCGTAATAAGTCTTTCTAATCCGTCATTCTTCTTCATGGTTATTTGTCTCCTTAAGCCGGTTATCTGGTTTCTTTCCGAGCTGATACTCTGTAGCTATGCTCTGATCGATCATGTTAAGCGCCTGTAAGCGCCTGTCGCCGTCTTCTACGCTCGGCAAATTAAGTATTTCGAGCGCCTGGTTGATAGTAAGAAGACCATACGGAGCGAGCTGCGCTATGAGCTCGACTTTTGTCTTATTACTGGTAAATTGCAGCCGCCCAGACTCAAAGAGTATGCTGTTACCGAAAGACTGAGCCCTGTCAGAAAAGACTTTTGCTGTAAACTCTTGTGAGAGAGATATGGCAATCGGCTCGAGCGTAGACTCATAAAAAGCAGCGTACTCGTCTTCTGTATATGAGCTGTTTACGATAGACTCAGTTACTCCCAGGTAGTTATAGATCTTCTTTTTAATCTCTCTCGCCTGGTCAGCGTCAAGAAGTACCGGCTTATTGTCTATCGGCTTATAGTCCATTTTCTGATCTGTTGCAATTACGCCGCCGTCGTTACCGATCTCGAGATAGTCTTTTACAAAAGCCTCTTTCTCTTCTTTGAGCTTTGTAGGGCTCATGATCTGAGTAAAAGATAAGATACCTCTGATCGAAGCGCCGGCCCTGATCGCACTTGTTACGCCGTCGTTCTGGGTCTGAGCAAGCTCTATGCCAGGAGCTATAGCGCTGTTATTATCGCCGAGTATCTCGCTATCGTTAAAGAAGCGGCGTAAGTGTATAACGTCTTCATACGGTAAGACGACTTCCTTGCCAGTCTTCAGCATGAAACCACAGAAGAGAGAGCCGGCGCCGTCGCTGAGTATGTCAACGTGAGACGCCGTAATAGGGTAGATCGCTCTTAAGCCGCCTTTGTCGTCCCGATCGAGATAAGCAAAAGCATTATTGTAAAGGAAAAGCCGAGTCGTAAGCTTATACAGGAGATCATATGCGCTCATGTATCTGTTCGGCCTCACCTGTAAGAGCCGGTTAAGTTTACAGTCTCCGTCTACTCTATCGTGATCGGCGTATCTGATAACGTGAGAGCCCTTAAGCTTGCCGGCGTTACGAGCTATAGCGTCTACCGCTTCTCTGAAAATATCGTTGCCGTAAGCGTCGCCGCTATACGTCGAGAAGCCGCCTATCGGCTCTCGTACGAGCTGCGTCTTCGTAACGATTCTCTTTCTATTAAACAACTTATCAATAATACTCATATTACCACTCTTAATAATAAAGTCGTTAAGAACCTCTTATTATATTATCATATTACTGATAAATACGCAATATAAGAGCGTACCAGTAAATACCGATACGCTCTTATTATCTACATTACTATATTACCCAAATTGTGGGCCCCCTCCTAGCCCTCGCTTTTCCTCTCTGAGCGTGTTTTGCGGGCACCCTCTCTCCCTTCCTTCATGGCTTCCCACTTTGCAAGGTCTGCCCGGGCCCTCTGCAAGTTTTCCGGGTCTCCGTCCTTTTCAAGTATTTTTATTAGTGCGGTGGCGTCTGCTATGTTCACTTCTATTACTCTGTCTATGTTCTCTTTCAATGGCTCCCACTCCCTTCTACAATGTCTAAATTACCAGGCGTTAGACAGTACCCAGGCTTTCGTATTCTTCTTCGAAAGGTACGCTTTCGTCGTCACTGACAGATTTAAAAGTTTCGTAGCCGTTTCCGTAGTCGGCGCCCTCGTCGTTAAGCGGTCGCGGTTCGGAAACAGAATAATAATTATAAGCCGGTAAAAACTCAAAGAAAAGAGAGCCCTTAGAGCCGTTACGATTTTTCAGTATCTTAAGCTCGATCGGAAGACACTCGCCGGCAGCACCCTTAATGCTCATCTTGTTAAGAAGTTCTCTTACCCTGGCCTCGTGCTCGATCTTATTCTCGAAAACTTTCATCTTCTTTTTATCTACCGTCGTAATCCATTTTTTTATATAATCCATGCCCTGATACTGCATGGCGAGAAGTATATCGCTCGAGTATTCGATACGACTCGACTCACTGAATGAGCCATAGTTTACAGGGTCAAGATAGCTCGTACGATTAAAAGCAGATATAACGAAAACTGGTATATGGAAGTCTCGAGAGAGTACTTTTAAGCGTGTTACGTCGTAGTCTGTAAGTATCCTCTTATCGGCTGTCTTTGCGAGTGAGCTCGGCTGCAATATCTGTAAATAGTCAAGAATTACGAAAGGTCTGTTGCCAGTTAAGCCGATATGATTTTCTACTACGCCTCTTACTAAGTCTACATCGACGTTATTCTCGCCGACGTAGATACGAGTATTGCCGGCGATCTTCTTAGCGGCATTAAAAGCCTCTATAAAAACCTCGCCCTGGTTATTTATACCCTTGCCGCCAAAAGCTACGCCACCAACTTTACCGCTAAGTATGTCTCTGGTAGTGAGGCGAAGCGTCCGACGATAAATATCTTTTTCGGTAAGCTCATGAGTATAGCGGCTTATCGTCTTTGCGTTCAGCTCATTCTTGCTCATTTCAAGTGAGAAAATCAGTACGTCTCTACCCTGTTCGGCGATTTGGGTCGCTATCTGCAAAGCGAAGCTCGTCTTACCCAGGGAAGAGATCGCTCCAAGGAAAATGAGCTGCTCACCCATAAAGCCGCCGTCGAGCTTTTTGTCGAGATTTTCGAAGCCTGTACGCCATAAGTCTTCATAGCCTTGCTGACGGCCCTCTACAGCAGACATCAGATCGGCGAGCGCCGCATTGTTATCGGTCTGCTTACTATACTGCATAAGCTCAAACTCGTGATATTCATCATCGGTCAGATCATTGAGTCGCGCTTCAGTCATTCCGTTAATTTGATTATATCTTTCTTCTGTAATCATGTTTACGTTCCCTTTCTAGTCTCGAATTTGTTCGGCCTTTCAGAGCCTTTAAAAATTCCTCTTTTTCTTTCTGTTTAGCATAAGCTCTCTTTTCCTCGGCGGTAAGCTCGATATGTCCTACGAGCTGCTTACAGTTTACAGCCGCTTTGTTAAGAGTCCGATCGAGATAGCTCCGGCTCTTTCCTACAGCTCTATACAGACTTGAAGATCGGAAAAGCCGCTCGGTAAGCTCTCGATCGCTAGTAAAGCCGTACAGGTAAGTACAAAGAGCCTGGTCAGCTCTGCTATGATCGCCGCCGTACTCGCTCGTATCACCGCTATAAAGAGCTGCTACCTTTTTGCCGACGCTACCACTCTCGAAGATACGCTCGAGTATCTCAGCGTCACTAAGCCGCTTTACGTCTTCAAGCCACCTCTCGTAAGTAAAACCGCCAGAAGATGAAACCACAGGAGGAGCCGCAGTCGGTCGCCTGGTACTCGGCTTCTCTATCGGAGCTACTTCTCGAAAGTACTTCTCGTATACCTCGGCGATCAGATCGGTACGCTCTGCTATCTCTTTCTTTCCGCAGCCTCGAGAGCTGATAACGTCGCCGCTTACCGTCATATACCCAGAGTCGAAGAGCTGATACTCGGCTTTATTCGTTCTGAAAATATCTCTCTTATTCTTTGCAAGCTTCTTTATATCCCCTGGCAGCTTTCCGAAAAAGAGTATATGTAAGCCTGTACCAGACGGCGAGAGCTCTGCATAGGTATCGAGTAGCTCGACGATCTCGCCGGCCTCTGGCGTTATGACTTTCCGCTCTTTATCCACGACGTTATCCAGGTCCATGCCCAGGACGCCGGTACCAGAGAGAGCGATACCGACGCCGGCGACTTTGCACTCGACGAGATCAGCATAGCCTTTCACTTTTACTCGAGCGGTCTTTCCGATCTGAGCCGCAGCCTCTTCGAAAGTAGCTAAGCTCTTTGGGTCGTTGCTCATGCCGCTATAGAGTGTATAAGGGTTGATAGGCGGCTTATCGTAGCCGCCTACCCCACTATGCTTCTTTTCATTCCAGATCAATGGATAACAGAGCCATATCTTCATATTACGAAGCGGCTCGAGCTCTTTCGGTAAGATCACTTCTTTTTAGCCTCTCTCTTTCCGTACTTATAGCCGATCATAAAGCCGGCCTCTAATCCATAGCTGATAGCGTCCAGGTCTGTAAGCTCGCCTCTTTTAACTAAGTAATCTCTGATCTGTAAAACATCAGTAGGATAGATAGCGCCTGTACCGTCTTTTCTGTGATAAAACTGTTCTCTGTACTCTTTGATATACTTCTCTAAATCTCTTTTCATAATGGTATACTCCTGTTCTGTTTGCTTTCCGAGCACATACCCTTATAATAAGAGTAGTGCGCTTTATAGTGTACTGTCCTGGGTAGCCGTTTCGGTCTGGTCACTGATTGCGGCTACTCTTTTTATGTCTTTCTCGTATTATCACCCCCTTAATAGCTATGAGCTCATGAGACCACAGGAGAGACGGCGCTCTTCTCTATGTATTACTGTATTATCACTAATATAGTAATACCGTATTATCAATATATACCACCTTACCGCAAAAAGCAATAAGCCCCCTCTGTCAAATTTCAAAAAGAGAGGTATAAAAAAG